CACTGATTTGATCGTCTTGCTCACAGGAAGTCACCCGCGCGCGCCACGTCGGCGGTGAAGACGAAGGCGGCGCGCTGCCACGGCTGCACCTCCACGATGCGAGGGAGGCGCTCCACGCGGCGCGTGGAGGCGTACAGAGAGAGGCAGAGACGGGCAATGGTGGCGTACACGGGTGCTCCGAGACTCGCGAGGACGGTCAGGCAGAGACGGCGAGTCGCGCGTCTCTGCTCTACGCCCGACCGTGTGAAGGTCAGGCGATGTCGCTCTGTTACTGCGCCACCTCCGCAATTTCGCGCCAATATCAGGCACTTAAACGTCAATAAAGTTGCACAAGAATCGACAAATCCTTGAAATCACTAGGCTCGAGTACACGCATGAGCAGCAACAACTCGTTGCGCGCGAAGACGCTGAGGTTCTCGACGGCGCGGCACACCTCTTCAGTCGTGAGGGCGCGCGAGAGGCGACGCAGCGCGACCACGTCGGCGCGGTCGAACGCCACGCAGTCGAGCAAGCACTCGGCGCGGAAAGCAATCTCCGGGACGTGGGAGATCTCGCGAGCCGCGACAGCCACGCACGATTCCCAGTCGAACGTCACGCCGCCATCGGCCTCACACTCGGCGTAGTACGTCTCAGCGGCTTCCTTCGTCGCCTCAATGGCCGTCAGAAGGAAGGCCTTGACGAACGCAGCGAGGCGCGGGTGGCGCTTCGTGTCGAGGTTGGGCAGAGAGACGATCTCCGAGAGATCGACGTTCCTGAGGGCGTCTGCGATGTCGTAGGCCCGGTGCGCGGTGACGATCTCAGCGGCGGTGGACAGAAGCGAGCGGCGAAGGGAAGTGAGGTGCATGGCGGCTCTCAGTAGGCGAGGAAAGCGTTACGGGCATCGGAGGTGACGAAGGAAGGGAGCGTGCCGAACGCCTCGCAGAGAGCCTCGTAGGCCCCTTCCCAGTCAAGCGCGCGCCCGTGGCCAAGTGCATCGGCGTAGCAGACGGGGCAATCCATCGTGGGCGAGAGGGCGTTGCAGGCGGCTCCACAAGTAGTGCAGGTGTGCATTTCGTGTCTCCTACATAGATCCTGTCGGTCCGAATTTCGAAAACTCGCTGAACAAGCGTCTTTTTCGCAATTTCGCGCCAATATCAGGCACTTAAACGTCAATAAAGTTGCACAAGAATCGACAAACCCTTGAAATCACTAGGCTCGAGTAAAGCGAATTTACGTCTTATTTAATTCGCGTGTGTCTGTGGGGGTGGGTCCGGGAACACACCAGCGACACACCTAACCTGAATGAAATCAATAGGTTGTAGGGTGGGTGTTCTCGGACCTCAAAGGGCACAGACACACCTAAAACGAGAGAAAAGCGGCCTGAATCCGCACGGTTAGGTGCTCCAGGGGGCCCAAGTGTGTCGCCGTGTCGCGCGTTTTCGCCACTCTTTGCGCCCCTACGCGCGCGTGCGCCCACGCATATTCGGGATATTCCCCACCCTCCCTTTCTCTCTCTCTCTAACCTCTTAGTTGCTAGATCAGAGACACAGGAGACACACTTTGCCAAAAGCGCGAGCGAAACAGCGAGGTTAGGGTGTGTCTGTGAGGTGTTCCCGACTGTACAAAATGTTATTGTACCCTCGCAACCACGCGAAATCATTCAGCTTTTACCGTTCCAGCAGTTCACGCCGCCTTGAACTCTGAAAAGCGTTGTGATTCCAGGTACTTAGCGCCGCGATCTGCGCGGATATAGGCGGATATGCCCGTTTAATGGCCTGATATTGCTGGGTATTGGTGCGCGACGCAGGGCGGCCATGCCGAATATCCGCGTGCCGCTAGTGAATTCGCGGACTTAGCCGATCGACTCCAGGCCGGCGGGGGTGCGGGATTGGTTAATACCCAACAAATGATTTGTGTGAATTTAAGAAACTCTATCGCTCGGCACGCGGTTTATTGGTTTTCGCGTAAATCCAAGAAACTCTATTGCCCATGCTTCAACCTGGCGAATTGCGCGGACAAGCAAGAGGGCGAATTGCAGCAAGTTGACTCTTGCGCAGAATTCGTACAGTGTCCGTCGCGCCCCACAGAGCGGGGTGAGCGAGGAGATCACGTGGAACTGGAACTGGCAGAGTTTGCGTTGTATCACGTGGAATTGGCAGAGTTTGCGTCGCGTTGGATGGACTACGCCAAGTCGCTTGAAGATGATTGTGAACTTACTGTCAGTGTTGCCTGTGCGTGGGCGTTTGACCTCGGCCTTCGCGGCGTGATGTGCCACTGGTGCTCAAAGCCCCTCGGCAATGACGATGACGCCATCCGCGCGCACGTCGCATTGTGCCGGCAGGAGGTGAAGCCGTGAGCTTCTTCAAGAAGGGCGTCGTCACCATCCAGGGCGGGACGCTCGTCACCCGAGACGAGTCAGGTCGAATCGTCAACCGCGCGAAGCACCAGCCCCGAGACGTGCCCCGCGCAGTGAACTGGCGCAAGCAGGCGAGAGATCTCACCGACAACGGACTCGACATGCTGCGCGTGCTCATCAACGTCGCGAACGGCGCGCCGTGCCGCCCCACGCTGCCGGACGGGAGCGAAGGCGAGTGGCTCGTGCCCACCATCGCGGAGCGGCGCGCCGCCGCGAAAGACGTGTGGGAATTCATCCACGGCAAGGCGGTCGCGCAGACCGAGGTCATGCAGGCGACCAAGGAAGCCGAGGACACCGCGCAGTACGAGGCGCTCACCGACGAGCAGCTTCGCGACGCCGTGCGCCCCTTCCTCGAGCGCGTGGATCCCGCGGTGCTGCCGGAAGGGGGCGAGGCTGAGTAAGCGCAACGGCGGCAAGAAGCGAGGGAAGGGCACGCGCCAGAAGAACGACGGGCTCGCGCGCGCCGTCGAGGACTCGCAGAAGCCGTACCTCTTCGACCTGGCGATGCAGACCCCGAAAGAGACCGAGCAGCGCGCGCGGGAGTGGCGGAACTTCAAGAGGTGGTACAACCAGTGGAAGGAGGCGAAGCGATGAACGTCCTCACGCGCGTCGCCACGCCCGACGACCTGCGCTTCGTGCACAGCTCGTGGCACACCTCGCACTGGAAGTCGTGGGCGCACAAGCACATCGAGCGCGAGGAGTACGCCCCCGGCCAGGACCGACGCATCGCCATTCTTCTCGCGCGCGCGGAGACCGTCGTCGCGTACTTCCCCGAAGCGCCCACGGAGATCCTCGGGTGGGTGTGCGCCGAGCCGTACCGCAGCGTCCTCCACTACGTGTACGTGAAGGGCGTGTACCGCGAGCGCGGCATCGCCCGCGGACTCGTGGAGCCGATGAAGCCCCGGTGGTACACGCACTACGTCGATGCGCGCGGGCGTACCTTCGCCGCGGCGATGAAGATTCAGTTCAACCCGTACAAGGAGAACCCGTAATGTACCTCAAGCACGTCTCGTTCGTTCACCCCATCTCGCACGGCGGCACCAAGACCTCGCTGGGCCACGACACGCCCGGAGATCGCCCCGGCCAGGCCCAGCCCATCATCGAGGTGGACGACAAGCTTCGCCTCGTCGCCATCGAGCTTCCGCACAACGGAACCATCGTCACCCGCGTCGTGCCGATGTCGAACGTCGCCTCGTTCGTCATCCTCGAAGGCGCGGAGCTGGAGAAGTTCCTTCAGCGCGAGGACGTGAAGAAGCGCATCCCCGCGACGACGCCCGCTCCCGAGGCGAAGAAGAAGTGAAGCTCGACCCCCGAAAGGCCGCAGAGGAACTCGCGCGGAGAGGCGTCGCCCTTTCTCAAGCGCAGAGCGTCTCCGCGTCCATTCGGGGGGAGTTGTTCCAGCAGCAACTCGACTTCATCGACGACCCGAGCCGCAACAAGGCGGCGCTCTGTACTCGCCGCGCTGGCAAGACTTCGATGTGGGCGCGGTACTGCACGATGACGGCGCTTCAGACGCCGCGCGCGCTCATCCGCATATGGGCGATCAACCGCCTGCGCGCGAAGCAGCTTCTGTGGCAGGAGTTCATTGACGTGTGCGCGCGCCATCGCGTGCCCGTGAAGACGCACGAGACCGAACTCACCATCCGCTTCGAGAACGGCTCGGAGATCCGCCTGCTGGGCGCGGACAAGGACAAGGAAGCGCAGAAGAAGCGCGGCGACAAGACGATCATGGAAGTCGTGCTCGAGGCGCAGCTCTTCGGGCCGTTCCTCAAGACGCTCGTCGAGGACGTGGCCGAGCCCTGTCTCTTCGACCTCCGCGGGACGATGTGCCTCGAAGGCACGCCAGGTCCCGTGCCCACGGGGTACTGGTACTGGATCACCGGGGACGCCAACACGCCCACGGTCGGTCGCTGGCTCTCGGAGGGGATGCTCGTCGCGACGGGCGCGAAGAACGAGGTGGGCGAGGACGAGAAGGAGCGCGTCGGCGCGGGGTGGAACTGCCACCGCTGGAGCCTCATCAACAACCCGCACCTCCCTCACGCCGCGGTCGAACTCGAGGCGGTGCGGAAGAAGCGCCACTGGACGCTCGACACGCCGACCTACGTGCGCGAGTACCTCGGCAAGTGGGTGCGCGACGACGGCGTGCTCTTCTACAAGTTCAACGAGGGGCGCAACACCTTCACGCTCGCAGAGGTGCAGCCGTGGGGTGACGGGTGGCAGCACGTACTCGGGTGGGACCTGGGCTTTCGAGACGACATGGCCCTGGTCGCGTGGGGCTGGCACCCGTCGAGGCGCGAGTTGTACGAGGCCGCGAGCTGGAGCAAGCCGGGGGCGAAGGCCGAAGAGGTGATGGAGGTCATCGAGAAGTGGGAGAAGCTGGGCTTCCGCTTCATCGCGAAGGTGGCTGACACGGGCGGCGGCGGGCGCATGTACGTCGAGGACGTGATGAGCCGCTACAGCCAGGTCTTCGAGCCCGCGCAGAAGACCGAGAAGCTCACGCACGTTCGGCTGATGAACGACGACTTCCTCTCAGGCCGCATCAAGGTCCAGCGCGGCGGTGCCTACGCGGGCGAGCTGAGCGCGCTGCCGAAGGATCCGAACTGGGATCCCGACTCCGGCAAGCCGCCCGGAGAAGATCCGCGCTTCGCGAACCATTTGTGTGACAGCGGGCTTTACTCGTGGCGGCGAGCGCTGAACTTCATCGACTTCACGCCAGAGACCGAGCCCGAGACGACCGCCGAGCGCATGGAGCGCCTCGACGAAGAGCGACTCTCCCGCACCGACGACGCAGAGGAGTGGTGGGAGAAAGAAGGAGGCTGGGAAGATGACGCTTGAAGAAGTCGTGAAGAGGTGTCGCGAGCTGGGAATCACCCGCTACCGCGGCGAACTTGAGGAAGGGCCGCTCGTGAGCGAGGTGGAGATCGACATCGGCCCCGAGCCCGTCAAGCTTGTAACGGAGATTGACATTCCGCGAGAAGTCAAGAAGGTTCTCGTGAAGCCGGGAGTTCTCGGCGCAGACGGCTTGACCGCCGAGCAGCAGCTTGACCACTACGGGGCCGTGCGCGACGCGATCCCGCCCGTGTACAAAGAGGAGTGACACATGGCCGACGACTACCGCAGCGCCAGGACGTTCAAGGAGAAGCCCGAGGGCAAGCAGGCGAAGAACTCGGCTCCCGTCGAGCAGCGGTGGTGGGAGCATTCGGACCCGGACGAACTCGCTCGAGCCGTGGTCGATGCAGGTCGCTCGCTCAAGGACGACGCGGGCGACCGCCACGCCAGCTTCGTGCGCTGGGCGCGGCTGTACGAGAACTGCGACTTCGACACGCTGACCGGGCGCGACATCGGCGCGACGATGCTCAAGCAGATGCTCACGGGCGCGAACATGATGAGCCTGAACGTGGGCGCGTCGTGCCTCGACACGCTCAAGGCGAAGGTCACCAAGAATCGCCCCGCGGTGCGCTTCGTCACCTCGGGCGGCTCGTGGACGATGCAGATGAAGGGCCGCGCGCTCGAGCGGTGGAACCGCGGCTACTTCTACGAGACGAAGATCTACCAGAAGGCCCCGCAGGTCTTCCTCGATGGCGGCGAGTTCGGCACCGGCTTCCTCCAGGTCTACCCGACCGACGACAACAAGCTGGCGTGCGAGCGCGTGCTCCCCACGGAGATCCTCGTGGACGAGATCGACGGCAAGTACGGCGAGCCGCGCCAGCTTGTGCGCTTCAAGCAGGTCTCGAGAGACGTGCTGACGCGCCTGTACCCGTCGAAGGCCGACGCCATCCTCGACGCGGCGAAGCGCGAGGTCGAGGCGACGCAAGAGGCGCGCGAAGACCTCGACGTGAATGACGTGCTCGTGTGGGAGGCGTGGCACCTCCCCAGCGGCAAGGGCGCGAAGGACGGGCGGCACGTCATCGCCATCGACGGGTGCGTGCTCTTCGACGAGAAGTGGAAGGTCCAGAAGTTCCCCTTCGTCGTGTACCGCTTCAAGAAGCGCACGACGGGCTACTTCGGCAAGGGCGTCATCGAGACGGTGCAGCCGATCCAGGTCGAGCTGAACAAGGTGGTCCGCAGCATCAGCCGGCAGATGCACCGCAAGGGCAAGGGGCGGATCTACGTACAGTTCGGCTCGAAGATCGTCTCGTCGCACCTGACGAACAACGACGGCGGCGACATCGTGCAGTACGTCGGCCAGCCTCCTACGATGGACAGCGGCAACGCCATCGCGCAGGAGGAGTTCAACTACGTCCTCCAGCTTCGCCAGCAGGCGTTTCAGGAGTGCGGCATCTCCGAGCTGAGCGCGGCGGCGAAGAAGCCGAGCGGGCTCGACGCCGCGGTGGCGCTGCGCGAGTACAACGACATCGAGAGCGAGCGTTTCGCGCCCCAGCATCAGGACTGGGAGCAGTTCTTCATGGACTACGCGGAGCTGAGCATCGACCTCATCACCGAGCAGTACGGGTGGGAGGGCTACAAGGTGCTCGTGCCCGGTCGGCGCGATCTGCTCGAGGTGGACTGGGCGAAGGTCAGCCTCTCGCGCGACGACTACGTGATGCAGATGTTCCCCACGTCATCGCTCCCGCAGACCCCGAGCGCCCGCTACCAGAAGGTGAAGGAGATGATGAACGACCAGTTCATCACGCGCCCGGTCGCGCAGCGCCTGCTGGAGTTCCCCGACATCGAGGCCGAGTCGAACCTCGGCAACGCGATGCTGGACGACGCAGACGCCACCATCAGCGCGATCCTCGACGACGAGACGCCGCGCCTGATGCCGCTCGAGCCGTACCAGAACCTCGACCTCATCATCGAGCGGGCGAACGCTTCGTACCTCTACGCGCGCCACCGCGGGTGCCCCGAGGAGCGCCTGTCGCTGCTTCGGAACCTCATCGACAACGCCACCGCGCAGAAGGCGCAGATGATGGCACCGCCCGCGCCCCCGATGGCTGGCCCGATGGGGCCTCCCGCCCCCGGCGCAGGGCCGAGCATGGCCGCGCCCCCGATGCCAGGTGGCGGGGCGAACATCACCAACACGCTGAACGTCCCCCCGCCGATCGTCCCGACTGTCCCGCCCGTTGTGGGCGGCTAACCCACGCCCGGAGAACCTGTGGAAAACACCGAGAAGAAGCAGCCCGTCCCCTACGTCCCGCCCTCGCAGCTCAGCGTCGAGGATCTCTCGAAGGCGCTCGCGGAGGACGGCGTCATCGAAGCGCCTCCCGAGCCCGCGAAGCCTGCGCCCCCGGTCGCGGAGAAGCCCGCCGAGCCCGCGAAGCCTTCGGACGACCTGCCGGCGCTCGTGAAGATCGCGAAGGAGCGCGAGGCGTTCCGCAAGGAGGTGGACGCGGCGAAGCCCTACCTCGACACCCTCAAGAACTTCACGCCACAGGAGGCTCAGCGGCTCGCCCAGGCCCGCGCCGCGGGCAACCCCGTAGCGGCACTCGCCGCGCTCGGCTTCACCCACGCGCAGTACACGAACGCGCTGCTGGGCGAGAAAGAGACGCCCTCCGAAGCCCCCGCGGAGAAGCCCTCGAGCGACATCGACACGCTGCGCCAGGAGATCGCCGCGCTCAAGGCCGAGCGCGAGAACGAGCGAATCGCCGCGGGCCGCAAGGAGGGGCTCGCGAAGATGCGGGAGATCCTCAAGGGCTCCAAGTTCGAGATGGTCAACAAGCTCGAGGCCGTCGAGTCCGTGGAAGGTGTCATCATGGACTACATTCGCCAGTACGGGAAGCCGCCCGGTGACACGTTCGAGGAGAGCGTGATGCTCGCCGCCGAGGTGGCCGACCAGCGGCTGCGCCAGGAAGCGGAAAAGTGGTCAAAGGTCTTGACACCCGCCGCGAATCCTGCGCCTACTGCACCTGCGAAGGCTCCAGAGTCACAGCCTTCCTCGGGAACGGTGGTCACCCGGACGCTGACCAACTCCAACACCTCGGCACCTGCCGCGGTGAAATCCGTTCCGAAAACTCGAGAAGAGGTCATCCAGGCACTCATCGAGGGCCGGGAAGCCGAACTCGAATAATCGCGGCGCTCCGAGTGAGTCGCCGCAGAGGTGACTCACATGGGTGCAACGAATACCACCATCGACAAGATCCTGAAGCTCGTCTACACGAGCCGTCAGATCCAGAACCTGGTCTACAAGGACAACCCGGCGCTCGCGCTGATCGGCAAGCAGGGCGGCTTCACCGGGCGTTCGCACGTCCATGCGCTGACCTACCGCAACCCGCTCGCGCGCAGCGCCGCGTTCGCGACGGCCCAGGGTCGCGCGGGCATCAACGGCGCTTCGGGCACCGACTCGGGTTACGCGATCGACGTGAACTTCACGGTCAGCCGCGTGAGGAACTACGCGATGTACACCATCGAGCAGGAGGCCGCGCTGGCTTCCCGCGGCGACAAGGGCGCGTTCATCTCGGCGGTGACGCAGCTCGTGGACGGCTCGCTCCAGACCTTCAACAACGACTTCGGGCGCGACGTGTACGGCTCGGGTCTCGGTGAGAAGGCGCAGGTCAGCGCGATCTCGGGCGCGGGTCCGTACACCGTGACCGTGGGCGAAGGCATCACGCAGATCGAAGTCGGCATGGAACTGGTCTGCTCGACCGGCTCGACCAAGACCGCGGCCCTCCGCAACTCGGGCGGCGGCGTCATCGTGCAGACCGTGGACCGCGCCGCCGGCACGTTCACCATCACCACGAACCCGGACTCCATCGCCGCGAACGACTGGCTCTTCATCAAGGGCGACCGTCCCGCGGGCTCGACCACCGCGATCGGCTCGATGCTGAAGATCAGCGGCTTCGAGGCGTGGAACCCGCTCGTTGCGCCGACCGCGGGCGACTCGTTCTGGGGCGTGGACCGCTCGGTGGACGTGACGCGCCTCGCCGGTCACCGCCTCGACATCTCGAGCTACAACCCGGAGGAGGGCTACATCGTCGCCCTCGCCGCGCTGGCTCGCGAAGGCGCGAACCCCAGCCACATCTTCACGTCGTTCACCGACGAGAAGAACATCAAGCTCGCCCTCGGCTCGCGCGTGGACATGGAGTACACGGCGGTCGCTGACGTGGGCTTCGAGGCGGTTCGCATCCGCGGCCCCAAGGGCACGGTCAAGCTGTACGCCGACCGCAACGCTCCCGCGGGCTACTCGCGACTGATCCAGCTCGACACGTGGGAGGTCAAGCACCTGGGCGACTTCGTCAACAAGGGCGACGCGCTGGGCGACGGCGGGATGGCTCGCGAGTACCAGGCCGACCGCTTCGAAGGCCGCATGTCGTTCTACGGCAACATGTTCTGCTACAAGCCTTCCGCGAACATGGTCGCCACGCTGCCGACGTAATGGCGAACTGAGGGAGCGGGCGCTGTGCCCGCTCCTTCTTCACTCTCAGGAGATTCACCATGACGATCAATCAGCGGTTTCAGGAATTCCAGACGAACCTCGGCAGCACCGTCGTCCTTCACGGGCGAGCCACTGGCGCAGGCGCGTCGGCGCTCACCGGGCAGAAGGGTCCGTGGGCGATCACTCGCACGGGCGTTGGTCTGCACACCATCACGCTCAACCAGAAGTTCGCAGGTCTGCTGAACGCGCAGTTCGCGGTCATCGACGTGACGACCCCCGACGACTGGGAAGTCGTGCTCACCACCGACCTCACCAACAACCAGACGATCGGCATCGCGATCTTCAAGGGTGGCGCGGCGGCTGAACTCACGACCGACGAGAAGCTGCTCATCACGCTCACGCTTCAGGACACCAGCGCGAAGCCTGCCGGGTTCTAAGACATGGCGACCGTCACGCTCACGACTCTGCGCGCAAGAGTAAGAGAGCGTGCGGACATGACCGGGTCCAGCTTCGTCGCGGATGCGGCGACGGGGCTGGATGCCTGGATCAACGAAGCAAATCAGCGGCTGCACGCGATGGTGACGGACGCGCTGGGCGAGGAGTACGCCTCTTCAACCTCCGCGTTCACCACGGTCTCGGGCACCGCGGACTACGCCCTCCCGAGCGGCTTCTACAAGCTGCTCGGCGTGGACCTCGAGTACCACGGCATCATGCGCTCGCTGAAGCGGTACGAGCAGGCCGAGCGCAACCTCTACCGCGAGCTGCGCCCGGAGACGCTCCCGCGGTACGCGCTCGTCGGCGGCAACCTGCGCCTCTACCCGGCCTCGACGAGCGGGCTCGCGGGGTCGATCCGCTACGTCCCCGAGGCGACGGTGCTCGCCAGCGGCACGGACTCGGTATCATACCCCAACGGGTGGGAGAAGTTCATCGTCATCGACGCAGCCATCCAGGCGCTCCTCAAGGAAGAGTCCTCGGTCACCGCGCTCGTCGCGGAGCGGGAGCGCATCGAGCGGGAGATTCGGGACGCGAAGGAGTCGCGGGACATGGCGACGCCGAAGCAGGTCGTCGATACCACCGTCGTCGATTTCGACTTCCTCTGGTGAGCGATGTCGCGCACGCCCCGCGACAGGCCGCTCCCTGAGACGCAGCAGCCCCGAGTCAACGACTCGGCAACGCAGCGCGCCTTCGAACTCCTCTTCGTGCCTCTGCGCGAGGTGGTGCGCTTCCTCCAGCCCTACGTTCAGCGCGAGAAGTGGAGCGACCTCACGTTCCAGCCGACGTGGGGGCACACGGGCTCGCCTTACGAGCTGGGCGCGTACCGGAAAGACCCGTGGGGCGTCGTGCATCTCGAGGGCATCGTCTCGCGCTCAGCCGGCGCGCTCACGCCCATCTTCGTGCTGCCGCAGGGCTACCGCCCCCTCAAGTCCCACGTCTTCGGGCTTTGGACGACCGCAGGTTTCAGCAGCGTCGTCATCGACTCGACGGGCCTGGTGACGTACAACGGTGCCGCGGGCGGGCTGAGCCTGTGCCTGAGCGGCATCCACTTCGACACGAGGGCGTCATGAGCCTCCAGAAGCAGCTTGTCCACTTGAACCTCACGGGCGGCGCGCAGACGAAGGATGACCCGTTTCTCGTCATCCCGAGCAAGCTTGCGGTGGCCGACGATGTGGAGTTCGACGACCTGAGCACGGTGAAGCCGCGCGACGGGCAGGCGCTGGTCAGCCCCACGGCACTCGACGGGACGACGCTCGCGAACGCTTGGCGACTCGCGACGCACGCGGGGCGCGCCATCGTCGAGTGCGAGGACTCCAACTTCGTCGTCAACTCGGACAAGTCCCTTCGCGCGGCGCGAGGCGGTCGCCCGGACGACTACACCGTCAACGCACCCTACAACGTACCTCGCGCGTCCGCAGCCGTGCGCTCGGCAGGCGTCGCGCACCGACGAACGAGTGCGACCGTGCAGTGCCAGGCAGTGCATGATTCCGCGATCAGCGGCGCGTACCAGTTGACTGCGTGGGCGCAGCAGGGCGCGGCAGGTGAGCAGAGCATCGAGTTCCGTATCGACGACGCTTCTGTGGAAGCCCCCGTCGCTGACGCTCGAGCGCGCGGCGTCATCCCCGGCGCGGACCCGACGCTGCTCGCGGTCCACCTCTCGCCTCGCGTGCTCCCTTCCGCCACCGGCTTCTGGGTGTGTTACGCGGCCTACAACGCGCTCGCAGGGCCGCCCTCCGCCTTCACCATCCTCGCACGCCCGGTCACGTTCGCTGGTGTGATCGGCGCGGCGGTCACCATCTACACGTCCGCCGCAACGGGCGCGCTTGAAGCGTCTGCGGCCACCGCGGTCATGTTCGATGCCTCGGCCACCAACGCCACAGGCGTCTACCAGTACGGCTTTGTGGTTCGCGACACCGACGCGGCGGGCACGCTCTCGTTCCTGCTTCGCGACGCTGCGATGGCCGCGACTTTCACGCGCACCATCGTTCCGAGCGCACTCCCTGTCTCGCTGACCGCTTACACGAGTTACATCGGTGGCACGACGAGAGTCCACGGGTTCTTTGGAGTGGGGACGAACTCGCTTCGGAGCGCCTATGCCACCGCTGCGGCCATCTCTGCGGAGATCGCGGTTGGAACCGCAGCAGCAGGACTCGTTGTGGGCCGCATCGCAGTCGGCTCGGGGTCACAGTTCGGCTCTGACATTCTCGTGGCCTATGACGCCGCGACCGCGCTTTCGATCAGCGACGTGTACTTCTCCAAGTTCAGCAGCACTCACGGCGCGTTGTCTGAGGCGGGCGCGGAGATGCGCGGCTGGTCGATCGCGGGTCACATTCACGCCGATTCCGGCAAGTCAATGATGCCTTTCTCTGCGTTCACTCCGCAGGGAGCCTCGACGTGGTACTTGGCCGATCTCTCGTTCCTCTCAACTGCGTGGGGTACGAACGCGACCGCCCCCAACATCGTCGCGCGCCTCGCTGTGGGCGAGGCGTTCTTCACCGAAAACCCCTACACATACTCGTCGCGCCGAGTGCCCGCGGGTGGTTTCTACGCAGTCACGGGGTTCCGCTACAGCTTCGTGAAATTGGGGCGCGACTACGTGGCAGCGGGCAACACCAACGCCACTCAGCTTCAGGTCGCTGTTGCGTCCGTGAGCGCGCGCTATCTGGGCCAGCTCGGCTTTGCAGAGGCTAACCGCGTCACTTTCCTCGCGGGCGCGTGCCCCTACATCTTCGACGGGGCGCAGTTCGTCGAAGAGGGGTTTCACCACGCGCCGATCTTGATCAACACAGGCTCTGCGGTCGTAGGCCCCACCGCCTACGGGCCTTTCGCGGCAGGTGCTTGCACCTTCGTGTTCACCGAGACGTGGACCGACGCGCAGGGCAACTTCCACGAATCCGCGCCTTCGGTTGAGCTGAGCGTCACGTTCACCGGCCCCCTTCCCTACCTTTCGGTGGACCCGATCAGGCCCCCCACTCAGAAGGCTGGCTCGTCGCTTCGTGTGTACCGCACGAAGATCGCGTCCACGGACACGTCGCTGTACTTGACCGTGACCCCGGACGGAACCTGCATCACATCGGACACCACACTCGCAAACAGCGAGCAGATCTACACGTCTGGCAACGTGCTCCCGAACACCCCCGCGCCCGCCTGCCGACACGTCGCCGTCTTTCAGGACCGGCTTGTGCTCTCCGGGTGCGAGGACGGGTCGCGCATCCACTGGAGCAAGCAGTACGAGGAGGGGTACGGCGTCGAGTTCGCCAGTGACGACCCGCTTCATCAGACCACTGCCCCGGAGGGCGTGGGGCGGGTTGTGGGCACGCAGGAACTCGACGGTAGGCTCGTCGTGCTCTGCGAGCGCGCCGCGGGGACGATCTCAGGCACCGGCCCCTCGCCCACGGGCCTCCAGGGACAGTACAGCGACTTCAGCACACAGATCACCGAACTGGGGGCGGACTGGGCATCTCCTAACTCCATCGTGCGTGGACCCGAAGGCGTGTGGTTCCGTTCCCCGCGGGGTATCCGCCTCTTTTCGAGAGGCGGCGCGCTCGCTCGAGGTCAGGACGGGAAGCAGGTCGGCGCTGAGATGGATGCGCTCGTGAGCGGCACCGCATTTGCGGCGACCGGCGACACGAAGCAGCAGATCCGTTTCTACCAGTCGAGCGGCACGGTGCTGGTGTGGGACTACCAGTGGCAGCAGTGGACCCGCTTCACGGGCTTCGGAGTCGTGAACGGAGCCGTATACGCGGGCGGCGCGTTCTTCCACTCGAACGCGGACCTGGTTCGCTACACACCCTCCGTGGACAACACGGACGTGGACAGCGCGGGCGACCCGAACGCTCAGATTGAGGCCACGGTTGAGACCCCCTGGCTCTCGTTTGCGGGCATTCAGGGCTTCCAGCGCATTTATCGGCTGATGGTCCTCGGACGCGAAGACGTGACTTCTGGCGAGGACACGACGCTGACGCTGAGCGCGTACACCGACTTTCAGAACGTGGGGCCTGAGACTGCGACGTACACGAACGCGCAGTCAGCGGGGCTGTGGCAGGCGCAGCATCACTTCGCGAAGCAGAAGTGCGAGTCGATGAAGCTGCGGATCGCTTGGTACGGCGCGCCCGGCACCGCGGCGCGTCTGCGCCTCACCGACCTGACCTTGCAGGTTGGCGTAAAGTCGGGTTACAACAAGCTGCCGTCTTCACAGAGGTTCTGACCATGCC